TGTTATTCGTGGGGACACCCCACACCCCAATAAGAAAAAAAATCCTAAGAAAAAGTAAGGGTTTCAAGTAACGTGTCCCTTTATTTAAATTTTGATTAAACTTTTTTTAAAAGTTTATATATATAAATGAGTGAAATAAATCTTTTGCACCAGATCAATAATAAATTAACTCGTGGTAATGATGCCGACTTCCCTGACTTACAATGTATTAGTATATACGCTCATAATGAATCGTCAGGTGTTATTAAGAGTCTTAAAGTAAATGATAATGATGAATTGGTTGTGGTTGATAACAGTAGCCAAACTACATTTACGGACAGTCCAATAACAGGGTCACTAGCTCCTGGTGCTACTTTTACAAGTGATGCTATACAGATTACTAAAGCAAGAGAAATGGATATTCTCGTGTCTGCACCAGCAAACATTAATCAATTAGCAACTAGTCTTTTAGTGAGTGATGATGGAGTTAATTTTTTTGATATAGACACACACTTCGTAACAGCACATACTCACGGAAACGCCCAATTTATTAAGCTTGAGTTTAAGGTGAAGTATGTAAAGATACAATTAGAGAATACCTCTGGGTCGAATACAATTGACTATACCGTGAGTTATGCTTACTGAATTATTTAAGGTTTATATTTTTATCTATAGATAAATATATAACATGGTCGGATATACAAATAAGGTTAAACTTGGAACTTCTTCAGCTTTTGCTGTCTATGCCGATTCAAGTCCTGCTCCAATTGCTGATCCTGATGATAGAGCTGGTTGGTTGTTTCAAAAGACTATACCAGGGCCTGATAAATTCAATTACTATTTCTATGGAGAAGGTTCTCAACCTTTTACCGTTTCTCAATTGAATGCTATGTCTGCTGTTATTCGTGTGGATAATTGGCAAGGAACATCCTCTACACCCTTCTTCGCTGTCTATACTAAAGCGACAGGAGTTAATGACGCTGGAGCGTGGTATCATTCACGTCGCACTTACATGATGGACTTACCGAGAACAGTCTTGCTCGGTGAGCGTTTTTGCGGATGGTCGCTTAAAGAACCAGAAAGCAATGGTATTCGTAAGATTTCATTTCAGCGAACTTCAACCGTTGGAGACTATGCACCGAGCGAGGAGATTTTAACTATCAGTTTCGGAAGCGACAGCAACGCTCCCCAAAACACTCAAATCCTTGTTGAGTCCCTCGACCTTGAGTTGAGTGGGATTGCTACTTCTCTTGAACTCTCTTCTTAAAAATGTGTGAAACTGATTTTCAATTTCATAATATCTATCTTTAGCAACATCCATATAATAATGACTCCAAATATGATAATTTTCAGGGATTGATAATGCTTCAATTACTTTTTTATATGAGTCAATATCTTTACCATAACCCTTGAGGCAAACCTTTCCGCAGTTCTCAACTAGTCCCTCACTATTTCCATTTACAATTACAGGTATTCCGAATACACTGGCTTCAGAGGCAACCATTCCATAAGTATCATAAATTGATGGCATCATCACTATTTTGCTTTTCAAATATATATTATTGATGATATCATCTGTGTTCTCAATAATGTGGCAGTTTGGCAATTTTTCAAACTCATCTAAAAAGGGTTTCTGTTCTTCAGGGTAGTATCCACCTTTCACTATCAAAAACTTTTCATTCGGCAATTCTTTAGCTAATTGCACCATGATATCTGCTCCTTTAATTGGTTGTGGATTGACAAATGTTATATAGTTGCCTTTTTTGCGATTTCTATATTGCGATAACTTTTTATAGTCTGTATAGGGTTTAATCATATATATATTTTTAGGGACTAGACCTCGTTTAAGATAATCATTCAAAACATACTTACTATTGATTATTTTACATACATTTGGATTCTCAATAAAACCATTATACAAGTAATGCGAGTTGTGGAAAATCTTAATAACTCGCATATTAAATGCTAAACAGTATTTAACTGTTTCCTCTGCATAATCTAATTGAGTAATGACAACATTTGCCTCATGTGTATATTCAAGACATTGTTCTAGACTTTGCTTTGTCTCATTTATAGTTAATCCATCAAACTCAATTTTATCGTCTTTTTCTTTGTCAGGTAGAATAATGGTGGGTTTAGGTAATCCGTATTCAATCATCTTTTTTAGAAAGTGATGGAGGTATGCTTCACCACCGCTCTTATTCTTATGAAGATATAATTTACACAAAACTAATATATTCATATATATTCTAATTATAAAATTATTTTTATGCCTTTACCGAATCATTTTCTTCTTAATTCGAGGAGTAGGGGGAGGCAAGGGGGTGGCTGGAACTGGTGCTGGTGTTCGTTGAGATTGAATAAAATCCGTTGAGTTGAGTTTGGTATTTTGTGGAGGGAGTTTTTGCTTGGGTTTTTCCTTCATATTTTCCTTAGGTGCTGTAGGTGATTTTTCGGTGTTTTTTAGTTGTTCCAATTCTTTTCTTAATCGTGCAATTTCACGCTTGGATTTTACGGTTTCAATTTCATTTTTAAGATGCTCGATCTCTTCATCTTCAGGTCTCCGTCTTGGACGCTTGGCTGGTGTTCGTGCTTGTGGTGCGGACTGCTTCGCTGGTTCAGGTTTTGAAACAGACTCTGTTTCTTTCTTCTTAGCCTTCTCACGCTCCTCTTTCTTTTTCTGTTTTCCCTCCCTCAATCGTTCGATTAATGCTTGTTTTTCTTCTGGAGTCATTTCCTTTTTTGCCCTTTTCTTTTTCGGTGCTGGTTTAGGAACGTCCTCAATATCTTCAACTTCTACCTCAACAGGCTCATCTTCAGTTGGTTTATCAAACAATTCATTTTCATTTTCGCGACTCATTATATATATTAGTATCGAGATATTTTTCTAAACATTTTTTATACGGATTCATGATGCTTTTGTGAAACTCTGTCTCTCTATGTTTATCCAAATTGGAACGCTCTTGTATAGAACCGCATTCACAAATAACTCTATCAGGAACATCTTTCTGGGTATCCATTTTAATATATAGAGAGAATAATTTTTTAAATATCTTTACGTATTTTTATGCCTAAATATTCCTGTTTTATGAATTAGCAATCGCAATTACCATCCTGAGAGTGTCCGCATTTTTTAATCGGTTCAAAATTCATATTCATATATCGTCTGTCTCTTGGATTAGAATAATTAATAATCATGTGTGAGAATGGCTCGTGTGTAACATTTCTAAACATCCTTTTGAATTCTTTTTTACTTTCTAAAATATTATGGTCTTCAGCGATTAAATCCAACTGTTTGTCAGAGCAATCCCAGAGGACAACACCTGTCGCATTCTCACGTTGCGTGTTATGGAGTTGAGTATATTTCTGTGCCGTGCAAATAACAGAGAGGTTGATGTGGCGACCATTACAAAAGATTTTATTTAATGTTGAATTGTTTTTTTTTCGCAAATCGCCACCAAAAGAACAATCGTCTAAAATAATAAGACTGTGCTTTGGTTTTTTGTTATTATTAATAGCGTCATTATAGTCATCTTGAACCATATCAAATATAGCATCTAAAGCATTCTCATCATAACCCTCAAAAGTATTTGAATGTGGAATATCGTGCTGTTTTATGATATTTTTTATTTTTGTATCAGATGTAAGCGATTCTGAGAATATATACATGTCGCCTCCATCATACTCTGCTTTATACAATCGGTCATCATCTTGTTCTAACATATTAAGTAACCAAGATGACTTACCACTATACTGAGACTTGCCTACACACAAGATTCGCATCGGCAAATCGAAGAGATCTGCCTTCTTTTTATAATAGTTCTCCTTTTTATCTTTACATTTAAATATCTGGACTGGTTTCATTATATAATACACAATAAAAAAAATATCAATATTATAAAATGGTTAAAATAGGTAAATACGATTATGAAAAATCAACACGAAAAGACAAGAAGCTCATGACGACTGTAAATGGTAAGACGATACACTTTGGCAATCCTAATTATCAACAGTTCAAAGACAAGACTGAGATCTGGAGCAAACTCGACCACAACGATACTCAACGACGAAAAAATTATTTAGCAAGAGCAAAGGGGATTAAAAACAAAGCAGGAAAACTCACTTATAAAGACCCATTATCTCCAAACT